ATCTTTAGGGCAACTTTTTTGATGTCAGATACAAAAGGTCGCAAAATTATTTTTATTGCGTTCAAAGATTTATTGGCATTATCTTTGATATTCTTCCAGGCATCGTACCAAGCATCTTTCGTTTCCAAGCTGGAATCTCTTCCGGCATTGGCAATGTCTACAAGCGCATCAGATACTTGTTGAGCGCTGATTTTTCCATCTTTAGCTAGTTTGAGTAGTTCCTGGCGGTTTACACCGAGGTTCTTCTCTAGTTGTTTGAGGATAGGGACGCCTTGAGCAGTAAATTTGTTTATATCTGCCAAACTGGCTTTACCCGTACTTGCGATGTTTGCGTAGGCTTGAGAAAGCCTATCTACCTTGCCGCCGTAGTCTTCTGTGAGTCTTGAAGCTAGCTGGATAACTGTCAGTTCGTCGCGGTCAACAAAACCAACGCCTCTAATGTTTTGAACTGCTGCTTGGAATTTATCGGCATCTGCCCCAGCTTGCCTAAATGCTTGACTTAGAAGTTTGGTACCTTCGGCACCTAAACCCATCTCTCGGGCTAGTTCCCTAATACCGTTTTTAACGTTAATTAGATCACCGATTAAGGTGCCAACCAAAGAACCTGCAAAACCACCACCAGCTCCGCCAAGCAGACCGCCAATAGCGCCACCTGCGGCTGCTAAACCGCTCTGACCAAACAGCAGCGGGAATGCACCACCGATTGCTGCAGAACTAAGGCGTCCCTGAGCAGACTTCCTTAAACCCGCACGTCCCGTTCGCGCTTCTTGTAAATTTCGCAGTTTTAATTCAAGCTGCAGTTCTCTGTTAGCAACTACAAAAGCATCCTTTCTATCCTGTAATTCCTTCGCACGAAGGCGCTGCATATCGGTGAGGATTACTGGTCCCTGTCGCAAAACGTTGGTCCAGTTCTGCATTAACTGGATATTCTGTTGTGCCTTCTGGCGTTCTTGTTCCAAGAGTTTCACAGCTTGCGCTCGCAGCGCTACCCTGTTCGCTTCTGCACGGGCAACGTCACCCAGAGCACCGGGGCCTTGCATTGCACCTGAAGTACCCATTAGCGCAGCGGAACGCTGGCGGGCAATCTCCACCGATTGACGATTTTCACGCATCTCTTGGAGACGCGCACGAATCTGGCTGGTACTGCCTAGAACACCTGCTCTGGCAGCTGTGTTAGCAGCTCTAAGGCTTTGTTCCCACTTTTTAGTGACCTCTGCTGCTTCTCGCGCTAAACGGTTGTACTCGTCAAGTTCGAGATTATATTTGTTTGTTTCTTCGGTTAAATAAGCCTGTTTGCGTCGTTTAGTCTCCAAAGCTTTTATGGCCTTGGATTCTTCAAGTTCTGTTTGTGTTATGCCGCGAACTTTTCGGACTAGATCATTTATTGCCCGTTGTTCTACCGCCTGCGCTCTGGTTACAGCTACAAGTTGGGAGGCAGCAGTAACCGCCTGCTGAGTAGAGGAATGGTACTCACCTATCTGATGACGTGCATCCTTTAGCTGAGCATTTAACTGATTAAGCGTGGAACCTTTAATTAAATCGGCAAAAGATGTTTTTGTGTTATCTACAGCTGTTTTTAACCCGTTTACTTGCCCTATGACGCCCGCAATGTTCTCTGTTACTTGTTTCCCTACAGCTTTATCTACGGCTGCTCCAAGCCCCACCGCAGCAGAAGATGCTTTGAGTAGTTGAGGTGCAAACGCCATTGCAGCAACTGCTGCAAGTCCCATCGCATTGGGTATGTGCCCAATTTGGTTGAGGATATTTCCTACAAGCTCAGGGACTCCTCCCAGTGAAGTATTTATAGAGCTAGCAGCACTCTTACCTAAAAATCCGAATTTATTGATTACGTCGGTAATGCTTGTGGATAGCTGTCCTGCACCTAATACAGCTCCCGCAAATAATCCGCGACTGAATACATTACGGACTTCAGTCCCGACTGTTCGGGCAGTATTACCTACGCGCCTAAGTACTCTTTCGGGTGTACCAAAATCAATACGTGCTGCAGCGCCGGCCAGCTGGTCTAGGCGCTGCTGTAGTTTTGAGAGCTGACTCTCAACCTGCTGAGTCTTGGCCCGTACCTGAATATCGACGTTATATTCAGCCACTGTGGTGCGCCAGGGGTCTTGTGCCCCAGTCTACTGCGACTACCTTGACGCGGTACGGGCTTTCATTTTGGCCTGATCCATCGACTTCTGCTCTTCTTCGTTGCGGAGTTCAAAAAACGCCGCCCAGCCGACAAGTTCCTCGGTCGTCAAGCTTTGAGAAAGCTGGGTCACAGTCTGACCCAGCTCTTTAGCGAGGAAGTAGATGAAGAACCAGTCTTTATTAGCTTTTGAGGGCCGCTTTCGCTTCCTCCACTTTGTTTTCGGCGCCAGAAGTCAGCATCGCCAGCTGGATTTCTTGGAGAATGCTGGCTTCTACGTCGCGGCGCAGAGCAGCGCGTTCACCGTCGGAAAACAGGCGCTTGCCGTCTTTGTCGAGAGCCTTCTCGATCATCAGGCTCAAAGCAAAGTCGTTGGCGTCCTCGGAGTCGGATTTTTTCTGGATTGACTCGCGCTCGGCGATGGTCAGGGGGTGCCAGTAGACCTCCAGCACGACTTCGCCTTCGACTTTGACTTCGTGCTTGTAGAGCTGGCTGACTCCGAACTTGTTACGGAGCAGTTCGGTAGCACGCATAAATGAAGTTGTTGGTTACTACAGAATACTACGCCCGTGCGGTGAATTGGCAAGAAACGATGCCGATGAAGTGCGAGCGGTCCTCGGTGTTGATCGGGGTGGGGCCGACGATGTCGAGCACACGGGGGGATGCACTGTAGGTATCGGTATAACCGCTGGCGTTCACAGATGTCAGACCGTCGATTATGGCTTCGCTAATTGCAGCCAACACACTTGTCCCAGCGTTTTTGGGGACGTAGATAGTGCATTGGATCACGCCGGAGTAGTAATCTTGGGCGGCGCCTTGGGTTTGGAGGGTAGAACGGTTGAAATTGACCGACATGAGCACGTACTTCGTGCTTTTCCCGGGGGTGGTGAAGGCGACGTTGTCGTACACCATCCTGACGGCACTGTCGGCATCGCTGACTGCGTCGGTAACTGCTTTCTCGAAAGCCGCACGAGCATTTACGAGCGTCATGTTGATTCTCCTGGAACCTCATAGGAAACATACTTAGTCCCAGGGGAGAACAGATTGAACAGATTCCTGCTACCGCTACCCTGACCGGATGCGACGCGGATACGGGTTGGGGACTTCTTATCGCTGAAGACGTATTTCACTAGGTCTTTCATTTCGCCCTGCACGTAGTTCGAGATGTTGTTTTTGGGGGACGCAAGTGCATCTGATGCGTACTTAACGGTGTTCCCGATAAAAACGGACTGGTTTAGCTTGAATCTTGGTGCGGGATGGCGAGGCTGGATAATCGGTTGGCTGCCCGATGCAAGTTTTACATAACCACTGGGCATGGTTACGGTTTCGATCTTGTCCCAAGGGGCGAAGTTTTCTCGTTCGTCGCGGGCGCGGGGGCGGCTAGTGGCCGCCTTCCAGCTAGAAGCAAAGAAACCCGTCAGCACAGGGGTGACTTCTGGAGTTGCAAGTTCATCAAGCGCAATCTGAATAAGACCGTTTAGATCGTCTTCCAGACGAGCCATTAGGTCTTTTTTCATGTGCTTAATATCCCGTCCCATCAGAAGCGCACCAGCACGATGTAGAGGTATTCTTGGCCGCCGCGATAGGTGCGGATGTCAGTGATTTGGGCTGTGCAGGATGTGCCAGCGTAAGTAAGTGTTATCTGATCTTGAAATGTGGGTTGGTTGTTTCCGATCAGATTGGGCGTGATGTAGATCTTGGCTTGGCGCTCTTCGCGGCCTTCTTCTTCCTGAGAAACGACAAATTCGACGGGAACTTTGATGCTGGAGTAGCTGGTGTCGGTTGTGGTTAGTGCGCCGGTCGCGTAGTTGTAGCTCGGCGACGCTTTGCGGGTATAAGTGATGCTGGTGTCGAGGGCAGTACCAAGGTCTGATACCACCGATTTGGCGACGCTTTTGAAGAGGCTGTCGAGAGTGCCGGCCATGATTAACCCCTCACAACACGTACTTGATAGCTGCCGCTACCTCCAAGGCAATAAGCACCGAGATAAGACTGCAGCCAAGGATAAACATCGAAAACGTTATTGATGGTGCCAACAGCTTGGCTGGATTTGTTGTATTTGACTTCGATGTCGCCCAGTTTGACAGCCTCATAGAGGCCGGTTTCGCCCGTGGCATCGGTGATGGCGCCAGTGTCGTTGGCTAGTGCGCGTGCCAGCTCGTAGGTGGCGTACTTGATGTCGGCGGGGATGGCGCTACAAGTCAGCTCGACTTGATCGACGTGGTAATTGTTGCGCGGCCACTTAAGGGCTTGGTCGTTATCGCAGCGGTCGCCGTAAAAATTCAGGCTGTCGATCCAGCGAGTTGCGGAAATCAACGAGCGATTCTTTTGGTCGTCGGTTTTGTCGTCCCAGGTGGAAGAATCGGGGACGGTTTCAAAGTACGTGTTTGCCTCGGCCAGCGTTACGTAGCTGTTGGCCGTCGTACTACTCAATGTGGCGTTGATCGTTGCGGCCACAACTACTACACGTACTTTCTTGCAGTGTAGCGCCAATAAAAAAGCCCCACCGAAGTGGGGCCGTCCCTCCGCATCTAATTCTGACTAGGGTCAGGGAATAGCGGTGGTATCGAGAGGAGTGTTCACAATGACTTCGACCACGGGGATGAGGTCGATGTCGTAGGTGGCGCTCCAGTTGCCCGAGGTGGCCAGGGCGGCGTTAGTCGGGTTGTCGGAACCGGAAGTCCACTTGGTGCCCATCACGTGGTAGGCCGAGTGGTAGTCAACCGAGAGGACGTCCTGCTTGGACAGCACGTTGCGGTCGGCTTCGATGCGCAGGT